GCAGATTTGTCAAAAGCCTGCCCCTGCATCAGGGCATAACCAGACGGAACGGTATCTGATGGCCACGGGATTGGTGCGCCGACTGGGTAGCTTTCTGGTGGAAGATTTTTCGAGGTATAAACTTCTGCCCAGCCTTCCTCAAAACCATAGCCATCTCTTGAGGAACGGTAGAACAGACCTCCATTTCTGTAATGCGCCTTCATCTGCAGGGTCCGGCAACTTCCGACTCCGGTATAGAAGTTAACCAGAATATAGGTGTCGCCAGAGCGGGTGACATTGTAAGCGCCTGATTCGGCATTCCAGGGAACGCCACCATCCGCATCGGCATATGTATCCGTTGCCCTTCTGGCAAAAGCAGCCACATGCGCGGCGGTTAAAGTGATATCAGTAGAACCATCAAATGGAACACCGGATATTTTTCTTGCTGTCTGAAGTTTTGTAGCAGTTGCAGCATTACCAGTGGTGTTCTGATTACCCGTAGTGTTTACACCTGGAAGGTTAATATTTGCAGAACCGTCGAAAACAACTCCACCGATAGATCTTGCCGTCTGCAATTTCGTGGCTGTACTTGCATTACCATTCAATGAACCAGTTAATCCACCTGTAACAGACAACGGACCTGAAACTGTTCCTCCGGTTGTTGGCAGTGCTCCAATATCTGATGGTGTAGGTTTCTGATGTGAGCTATACATCGTATAAACAACACCATAGGTATCTTGCCTTTGAAAAAATCCAGGTAACCTTCCGCATCATCGCTCGCCCGACCGACAGCCTCCACGAATGCCGATTTGCCAACGGTGTTCACACTACGAACGTAAAAATAATAATCATGGCCCGGCCTGATATTGATACTGGCAGCTATCCAGTACAGCGCCGTGCCAAGATAGCGGGCTGTGGTTTCAACCTGCCTGATATCAGCAATCCGTTTTTCCGAGAACCAGAACTCAAACTGTACCGTCGGATCATAAACCGCAAGATGCGGCGTGGCGGTTATCTGAAAATAGCCCGGCGTCAGCTCAATCCGCGACGGCGCTGCCGGTGCGGCAATCCGGAACGATACCGATGCCGGATCGCCCTGCTGTCCCCACGCATTTACCGCCCGGACTGTCAGCCTGTAGTTCCCCAGCGCCAGTTGCGTGAAGCGGTATGTGGTTTCCGTCGTCCGGGCCGTGCTGACCAGCCGCTCACTGCCGTCATCCGCTGCCACGGTCAGGCGAAGCATAAAGCTCGCCCCCTTCACCACCTTCGGCGTGTCCCAGCGCGCCAGCACCTGATATTCCCCGCTGTCTGCGGTGACTTCGGCAGTCAGGTGCTGCACCGCTGGCGGCGTGACACCATTCACCGTGCCGCTCTGGTCGCCGTCAAAGTGCGCCCCGTTATCCACGATGGCCTCTTTTTCCGGTACATGCTGCACGGCGGTGATGGCATACGTGCCGTCATCGTTCTCACGGATACTCACGCAGCGGAACAGGCGCTGGCGCAGCGTCGGCAGCTTCAGCCCCCATATATTCACTCAGCAACCCCGGTATCAGTTCATCCAGCGCGGCTGCTTTGTTCATGGCTTTGATGATATCCCGTTTCAGGAAATCAACATGTCGGTTTTCCAGTTCCGGAAAACGCCGCTGCACCGACAGGGGGATCCCGTCGAGAATACTGGCAATTTCACCTGCGATCCGCGACAGCACGAAAGTACAGAATGCGGTTTCCACCACTTCAGCGGAGTCTCTGGCATTCTTCAGTTCCTGTGCGTCGGCCTGCGCACGCGTAAGTCGATGGCGTTCGTACTCAATAGTCCCTGGCTGGAGATCTGTCTCGCTGGCCTGCCGCAGTTCTTCAACTTCCCGGCGCAGCTTTTCGTTCTCAATTTCAGCATCCCTTTCGGCATACCATCTTATAACGGCGGCAGAGTCATAAAGCACCTCATTACCCTTGCCACCGCCTCGCAGAACGGGCATTCCCTGTTCCTGCCAGTTCTGAATGGTACGGATACTCGCACCGAAAATGTCAGCCAGCTGCTTTTTGTTGACTTCCATTGTTCATTCCACGGACAAAAACAGAGAAAGGAAACGACAGAGGCCAAAAAGCTCGCTTTCAGCACCTGTCGTTTCCTTTCTTTTCAGGGGGTATTTTAAATAAAAACATTAAGTTACGACGAAGAAGAACGGAAACACCTTAAACCGGAAAATTTTCATAAATAGCGAAAACCCGCGAGGTCGCCGCCCCGTAACCTGTCGGATCGCCGGAAAGGACCCGCAAAATGATAATAATTATCATCTGCATGTCACAACGTGCATCTACGCCATCAAACCACGTCAAATAATCAATTATGACGCAGATATCGTATTAATTGATCTGCATCAACTTAACGTAAAAACAACTTCAGACAATACAAATCAGCGACACTGAATACGGGACAACCTCATGTCAACGAAGAACAGAACCCGCAGAACAACAACCCGCAACATCCGCTTTCCTAACCAAATGATTGAACAAATTAACATCGCTCTTGATCAAAAAGGGTCCGGGAATTTCTCAGCCTGGGTCATTGAAGCCTGCCGCCGGAGACTGTGCTCAGAAAAAAGAGTTTCTCCTGAAGCAAACAAAGAAAAGAGTGACATTACTGAATTGCTCAGAAAACAGATCAGACCAGATTGAAGCAATTTAGATAATCGTGCAGACTACACCCCTCATATCACATGGAAGGTACTACAATGGCTCAGGTTGCCATTTTTAAACAAATATTCGATAAAGTGCGAAATAATTTAAACTATCACTGGTTTTATTCTGAACTAAAACGTCACAATGTCTCACATTACATTTACTATTTAGCCACAGAGAATATTCATCTTGTTCTTGAAAACGATAATACGGTTTTAATAAAAGGACAGGGTAAGGTTGTAAATGTAAGATTTTCAAAAAATAAATGCCTTATAGAAGCCACCTTAAAAGGATTCAAATCAGGAGAGTTATCATTTTACGAATACAGGAAAAATCTTGCTACAGCAGGGGTTTTCAGATGGATTACAAATATCCACGAAAACAAAAGGTATTACTATACCTTTGATAATTCATTACTCTTTACTGAGAACATTCAGAACACTACACAAATATTTCCGCACTAAATCATAACGTCCGGTTTCTTCCGTGCCAGAACCGGACTCGCTGGCATGATGAAATATGTGTACCCGGTAACCCCGGTGTGCATCGTTTTTGATTATTCCCGCACACTCGCGCAGAAGGAGTTCCCCGTCGGGCTACGGTCTCTGTTAATACGGGAATACGGCGACGATACAGCGCATGATGTGTCAGGCTTGAATACCTTTATCCTTTAAAAGGGATATCAGTTAAGTTATCCCGTGTAGGGTATAAGCCATTATCAAAGCCACTCTGTAGGAAGTGGCTTTTGTAATGGCAATAAAAAGCCCCGCGAATGCGAGGCTAAATCCTGGTATTTGTAATGACTGGCTCTTATCTCAACGCAGCCCCTTACCGCGCGCAAAATGCTCAATATCAAGCATCAGCAATGAGATGTTTAATCTGGATTCACTCCAGAAGTGAGCACCACCCTGTCTACAGAGCCAGATGTGAAGGATGATGAGTAAAATTATCGCTATCATCGAAGGCATTGCGTCCTGATGTATTCCTGAAGCGTTCTCAGTGCTGTTTGGTCGCGGATAATTCCGTCCCGGATACCGAGAACGTTTCGTCCAGCAACTGGAGAGAGTTCGACGGTGGCATCATTGCCCATGCCGGAGGCGCTGGAGGTTTCGGCTGAGGATGGCATAGGGCATTTTCCTTTGACGAACACCCGACCACCATTATCAAGCTTGCGCCGAAGAGCATCATTTTCAGCTTTCGCATCAGCTAACTCCTTCGTGTATTTAGCATCGAGTGCATCAGCAGAACGCTGGCGCTGCTGCATGTCAGTAATGGTGGCGGTCGCCTGCTTCAGCTCACTGACTTTTTTATCTCGCTGTTCTTTGTAGGCGATGGCGTTATCACGGTAATGATTAACAGCCCATGACAGGCAGACGATGATGCAGATAACCAGAGCGGAGATAATCGCGGTTACTCTGCTCATACTTCAATCTCTCTGACCGTTCCGCCAGCTTCTTTGAATTTTGCAATCAGGCTGTCAGCCTTATGCTCGAACTGACCATAACCAGCGCCCGGCAGTGAAGCCCAGATATTGCTGCAACGGTCAATTGCCTGACGAATATCACCGCGATCAATCATCGGTAAAGCGCCACGCTCTTTAATCTGTTGCAGTGCCACAGCGTCCTGGCTTTTCGGAGAGAAGTCTTTCAGGCCAAGCTGCTTACGATAGGCATCCCACCAACGGGAAAGAAGCTGGTAACGTCCGGCTGCTGTTGATTTGAGTTTGGGGTTTAGCGTGACAAGTTTGCGAGGGTGATCGGAGTAATCAGTGAATAGCTCTCCGCCAACAATGACGTCATAACCATGATTTCTGGTTTTCTGTCGTCCGTTATCAGTTCCCTCTGACCACGCCAGCATATCGAGGAACGCCTTACGTTGATTATTGATTTCCACCATCTTCTACTCCGGCTTTTTTAGCAGCGAAGCGTTTGATAAGCGAACCAATCGAGTCAGTACCGATGTAGCCGATGAACACGCTCGTTATATAAGCGAGATTGCTACTTAGTCCGGCGAAGTCGAGAAGGTCACGAATGAACCAGGCGATAATGGCGCACATCGTTGCGTCGATTACTGTTTTTGTAAACGCACCGCCATTATATCTGCCGCGAAGGTACGCCATTGCAAACGCAAGGATTGCCCCGATGCCTTGTTCCTTTGCCGCGAGAATGGCGGCTAACAGGTCATGTTTTTCTGGCATCTTCATGTCTTACCCCCAATAAGGGGATTTGCTCTATTTAATTAGGAATAAGGTCGGTTACTGATAGAACAAATCCAGGCTACTGTGTTTAGTAATCAGATTTGTTCGTGACCGATATGCACGGGCAAAACGGCATGAGGTTGTTAGCGCAACCTCCTGCCACCCGCTTTCACGAAGGTCATGTGTAGAAGGCCGCAGCGTAACTATCACTGATGAATTCAGGATAGCCAGTGGCTACGGCTCAGTTTGGATTGTGGCGACCGGTGCTGATCTCCGGTTTGCTGCAACTGCCTACAGCGGGCTACGTGGCCACACCGAATCCAGCGAAAGATTCTTGCCCTTACACATCAGCCTGTGCATTCACCACAACGATAAGAGCACTGCGCGGCACCTTTCACCAATTCCGCGAGGTCTGCGGGTTCAATGCTCTTACCTGTTGTGCAAATAAAAAAGCCACCGTTGCAACTTAAGAGTCACTAACGGCAGCTTATGCGAATAGTGTTGCTCATTTGCTCAATGATGTCAACACGTTCTATGCTACATGTTTAATTTTCTCTACACGTTTCCGGGTTTTAAACGCACTATCCAGAACCGGGTAAATCATAAACAACGAGGCATTGAGGATTTCGTCAACTTCCCGACGACAGGTTGCGAGCGATGGTTTTTGAATGCGCCCGCCGCCCCGGCATAACATCTTGCGAGGTCTTGCGACGCGATGATAGTAAGATGCAATGGCGTGCTTGGAAGATCCATGGGCGTAGTAGCTGAGGAGGATGCCAAAGGCTTTCTTGTCAATGTACATGACGGAATCGACGACCTGAGAAATCAACATTCCATCATCATCATTACACATTGGCCTTGTCATAACTCTTCCCGGCTCTACGCTCTCCATGAACTTCGCTATTACGCTGCTCATGCGCTTTTCCAGACGACCTGAATAAACCCATGCTCCCCACAGTTCAAGCCATCCATTCAGCCAATCGTGCTGTTCTTTGGTGAGGTTTAGTTCTCTTATGCCCATGCGACTTCTCCCTTGTTATCTGGAATGGTTTTTACTGAGAACGTCATGCGGCCTCACTTCTGCTATTTCGCAGGTCTTTGAGTTTCTGCTGATACTCCGCCTTGATGGCCCTGCACTCTTCGACAGTCCAGCGATGGCGGTTATGGTTTGATTCGATTTCGTCTACTGCTTCCTGCCCGATGCGATTAATCAGTTCGACGCGATACGGAACGAGATTTCCGCTTTTGTGCTGGTTGCACACCACGCATTGCTTGTGAATATTGCGTTCATCAAATCGGAGTTGAGGTGCCGCAGCAGTTGTCCGGTAATGCCCGGCATCCCACTGAGCAGACGTGAGCGTTCCGCACGAGATACATGGTAAGTCGCGGTCTCTTTCTCTGATGAAGGCGTTTACGGCTT